AACTTTTCAGCCTCTTGGTGCATTTTGATGACTTCATCTAAACTCTTTTGCCTGTATTTCTCAGGGAGTTCAGCGATAGTCGGTGCTTCGGGTAGTTGATTTTGTTCCTCAACTATGTCTAACTCACTTGGCGACTCGTCTTCTTTATCAATCAACATATTCTTCCTTTTTCCTGCCGTTATCGGTTCTAGGACATTAAACTCGGCATTTCTGCTTAGGAGTTCTCTTTTTGCTCTTGCTTCAATTTATCTGTGTGCTTCTTCTCAAATTTCATCCATGAGGACGGAAAATGACCAGACCACCCTTCCAAATTAACGCTTGGAGCACTTATGATGCGGTTGGCTGTCACACCGCAACTTGAACACCGAACTTCATCTGTCTCATAATCAGTGAGTTTCTCGGTGGTATGTCCGCTTACGCAGACAAATTCATAAATTCTTTTCATTCAATTCCTCGTACGCTTGTGTGCTGACCTGTTTAAGGGTTTTTAGCCACGTTAGGATAGAAAGTTCACCTTTTTTGAATTGTAGGCTTTTTTCATCAGGGATTGTACTGATATTGTTCAACGAATTTATCATTGTGTCAATATCCTCCATTAAGTCCTTCCACCCGTCCATTGACATCATGTCAAAGCGGGATTCATAGTACTTTTGCAGATCAGGGGTCATGGCATTACCGCTTTAACTGCATCTAGGGTTGTAGCCGCATCAATCTCTGCTTGCATCTCAGAATACTTACTTCTAATCAATGCCCTTGCAGTTTCTGCCGCTACTGCCTCAGATGGAATGGTTGCCTTGATGTCTAAAGGCGCAAACTCAGCAGACCTTGCTTGTCTGCGCTTGTCGTGAGCAATAGACTTGGCTTTATCTAAGTTAATCGTAATCATTCTTGATACTCCCACGCATTACGAAAAGTTCTGTCAGTTGGTATGTCAGAAACATCAATAATTTTGTAAGGCTTACCAGTAGGCACATCTTTAGCGGCAATTTGCTCAATGCTTAATCCGCAATCAGATGGAATAATGATTGCCACACCGCCATCATCTGTTGGGTAAATTATTCTTTGTGTCATTTCCTTATCCTATTAACGGAATACCTGTATATCTACAATAGTTGCATCATATTTAGTGGTTTCCCCGCCAAATCCAGTTATAGCACCCGTTGATATTCTTAAACTTCCTGTGGAAATAATATTTGGATTATCACCAAACTGCATTGACCTAGATGAAGGAATAACACAAAAACCACCAAAAGAATAATTTGTATCTGGCATTGCATTAGTGAAATTTACTGTGTAGTCACCTACTCCGTTATCGGTAATAGAACTTACATTGCCACTTGCACGAATTGCCACAGTACCAGAACCATTAAAGTTAACCCAAGCACGACAACCATAAGCAGTTGCAACAGAGCCATAACCTGAGTTAAATTGCAAATTAGCAGACGCATCAAACCTTGCACACTCAGTACCACCCTCGCTAAAACCGATAATGTCTGCGCCAAAGAAGATGCCTGTGTTTGCGTCTGTACCCCTGATAGCGGGGGTTGCGGCAGAACCATCAACATCGGAAAGTCCGTTTGTGCCATCCAAAATTAGACTCATACAGCACCCCTAGATTCAATAGCCACTATACGGGCGGTTAGTGCGTTGATTGTTTCGGCTTGTGTGTCTAGCAATGCTTTAGTTTCTTGCAATGCCGCTGTTAGTGTTGCTACTAGGAATGATGTGTCAATGCCTTGGGGTTGAATGTCTCCATTTGCATCAATAGCATCTTTTTCGCCTGACACACAATCTGGCACTACTTCAGCCAATTCATGCGCTATAAAACCCTGTCCATCACTACCATTTACTTTCCACTTATAAGTTACTGGTTTTAGTTGTGCGACCTTGGCTAATGCACCCGTCATAGGCGCAATGTTTTCTTTCAACCGATAGTCAGATGATGTTATATAAGATGTGGCAGTTCCATTGCAACCAATACGCCCAACTTGTCCGTTTGTGTTGCGGAAATTAATCATGTCGTAATCACCAGATATTGGACTAACCAATATTGCACATTGTTGCCCTGAGTTTCCTGTAATTCCAAGACGCTCATCTGCTTGTCTGGAGGTTTTGTTTATTAACAAAGAACCGCTGGTGTCGATACGCATACGCTCATTAATACCGCTTCCCGTACCAAATTTAATAACGCCAGATGCATTGTCTGCACCAAGCGAAATGTCATTAGTGTTATAAATGTAAGCACTATTTGCAGTAAGAATTCCATAACTTGTATAACTAGCACCAGTAATGCCAAACTGAGAAGTCAAAGTTCCATTGCTTGCTGTCCATGCAGATGCGGCAGAACCTCCGCCATTTGAATTTGTTATTTTTGCGTGTGCATTACCATTTGCACTTTTTACAATGTCAAGTGGAAAACTTGGCGAAGTATTACCAATCCCAACATTCTGACTAGCATCAACAGTAATCGCAGTAGTTCCCGCAGTTTGTAGTGCTAATACGCCAGAGTTATCGCTAGTAGCAATAAAGCCACCCACTCCCGCAGTAGAGGCATTAAGCGTTGTAGTCAATCTTTTTCTCCTTGCAGTTGTCAAAATGCCATCTAGGCATTGCTGTTACTCCACCTTGCTTACTGCAATGTGGACAAGTAATTATTTCATGTTTACGCCCTTTATGAGCATTACTTAACGCTTGTCTACCAGCCTCAGAAAGCACAGTTTTAGGTTTGTTGGCTTTAATTTTTGCAATGGTTTCTGGCGTGTGTTTTATACCTTTACGATGACTAGGTTTGCCTTTTTTTGCATCACTTAGTTTTTGTTTTACATCATCAGGCGTTTCTATGCCTTTATTCCATGCGGTTTTAAACAAAGAAATCTGCTTCTTAATGATGCCTTTCCCTTTGTTTGGTGGTGTTTTACCAAGACCATATTGATTTCCATAAAGCGTAGGCGGTTTTCCACCGCCCTTGGTTATGTTCCACCCAATTTCATTTTCTGCTCTTAATTTTGCTTCAATCATTAAGCAATATGCTTCATCCGCAATTAACAACACTTTTTTTACAAGAGTATCCCAACCATATTTTTTTATGGCATTTCCAAGATGAGGGTTTTGCGCTTCACGCTTGTGGCGATTCCATCTAGCACGAACATTATTAGACACACCAATGTATCCCTGACTGAACATATCTGTATGGTCAGGGTGGTGAATCCAATAGACGCTAGATGTCACTTTAGACCCCTTGTTGTGCTATTTGCGCTTGATATGCGGCTATGACTTCAGCAGTCCATGCGGCATTGCATATTGCAACTACATTGGCTGGTTGACCAGTTAAGTCTTGTGCTGGTGTTAGGCTTGTACGATGGTATGTCTGTGCTATCTGCTCACCATCTTTTAGGATGCGTGTTGCTTCCCGATACAAGACTGTTCCGTTCTCGGTGACTGTGATTTGGTCGATGACTTTGGTTTCTGTGAGTGCCATGATTAGTCCTTAAGTAGTTGCATATGTAACTGCGCCAAGTACGCGAGTTGAATTTCCAAAAATAGCAAAACCATTTAATCCAATATTCGTTGCATTTGCTGTATTTCCTACAAAATTACAATTTGTAGCCGAAGTGTCTATATAAAATGAAATAAAATTTGTAGCCGTAGCAATGTTGGCATAATATGAAACTGAGCCAGTCGCAATCATAGAAGAATTTGTAAAAGGAAAATTTACTATATAACTTGTGCTACCTGTTCCAATGGTGTTAATAGTAATATCAAAATTGCAAGTGACAATTCTGCCAACTTTTGTATAAGTTCCAGAATTTCCAGCATTATAAGTAGCAGTTCCACCAACACTAGGTGTCCAAGTCCCTTCTTCATAATCATCCAATGTGTTTGCGTTAGATGATGCTGATTGGGTTGCGGGGAAAGTAATGCCAGCACCACTTGCCGATGCAGTTGCCGCACCCACGCCAATAGTGCTTGCAAACGATGGCGTAGTTAATGTTGCCAATGTTGCGGTAGTCGCTGGCAAAGTTAATACGCTAGAACCAGACACCGCTGGCGCTTGTAGCGTTATCGTTCCGCTTGTGTCTCCAGCAATAATTACTTGACTCATGCTTATCCTTTAAAGAACAACCCAACGCTGTCCAGATGCGACTGTTACCGCTTGACCGCTTGCCACAGTTATCGGGCCAACCGAAAAGCCATTATTTCCGCTTGCTATTGTGTAACTTGTGCTAACAGTCGCTGAGTTGATGTTGATGCCATTAGACGAGATGTGCGCTGGCGCAGTTAACTCACCCGTACTTGGCTTATACAAATATTTAGAGTTACCCGTATAAATTGTTGTTGGGACACCTGAAGTAGCCGCCGCAAACAATGGATATAGGTTAGTCGATGTAGTCGTATCGTTACTGATGCTTGCGCCTGAGACAACTGTTGCCCAAGATGAGTTAGTTCCATCTGTGGTTAGATACTTACCTGAATTACTTGTCTGACTAGGGGCTAAAGCATTGAAAGCCGTGTTAGCCGTAGTCTGCCCTGTACCGCCATTAGCAATTGCCACAGTACCCGTTACATTGGATGCAGTTCCCGTAGTATTCTGATTCAGCGTAGGAATGTCAGCGGCAACAACTGCCCTAAATGTCGGAACTCCTGCGCTTCCATTGGGTGCGGCTAAGACAAAGTTTGCAGTCTTAGATGCGTAAGGGTTTAATGTATCTCCATAGGCAGTTGCCAAGGAAATAGCAGGGGTAGCACCACCACTTGAGACTACTGGAGAAGTTCCTGTTACAGAAGTCACACCTGTATTAGAGATAGTGACAGCACCCGTAGCACCTGAGACTGAAATGCCAGTTCCTGCAACCGCAGAAGTAACACCTGAGTTAGAGACTGTGATTGAACCAGCCCCGTTACTGACTCCAATGCCAGTTCCTGCTGTTAGATTAGCCTTTTCCCACAAAGAGGTGGTAGCGTTATAAACAATAGTCTGACCATTGCTAGGAGACTGAGCAGACACATTGTGTAACTCGTCTAACTCATAGCCGTTTTGTACTTTGACAAACAACTTACCTTGAGTTGGGTGAGCGTGTTCAACAATAGCAACATAAACTAAATGGTTTGGCGCATAAGATTTAGTTGCAGTCAACGCACCAGCAGTTGTAGGACTCAAGTACAACTGTTCACCATCCGTATAAGCAGAGGTATCTAGATTCGTAATCAAGCCAATTATGGTTACATAACCATTTGAGTTATTAGCCAGATCAGCACTCATCAAACCAAGCGTTTGGGCTGAATTTGCATCGTTATTTGCTTGTGCTTTAGTTACTGTTGGATTTTGACCAGTAGCACCATTGATATAGACAGCCGTACCTTTAGTTAAGGTTGCTCCCGTGGAATTTCTAACATAGCAAACTACATTCGTTGTAGATGCCGCCACAGCAACAGACAAATCAGCAGTTGATCCTGTGGTTGTTACAGTAACACTTCCATCTGTGGAAGTAATAGATTGCAATGTCTCAGATTGGTCAATCTTTTGCCAAGTAGAACCATTAAACAGCAACCAATCGCCAATTTTCCAATCAGTAATGCCGTTTAAGTTAGTGCTTCCTGCCGTTGCAACGATGTAGTAGTAACCATTTGTGCCTGTGCTACTTGCCAATGTAGGCGTGTTAGTCGTTGCGTTCCATGTGCCTTGGTAACTCAGTCCACCAGCAACAGAAGCCCATGATGTAGACGTTCCATTGGTAGTTAAGAACTTACCTGAGTTTCCTGTTTGACTAGGAATGAGGTCATCTATCTGAGTTTGTAGGGAGGCTAGGGTATCAAGTACAAACTGAGAAGTACCGCCGCCATTAGTAATAACTTTGATCGATTCTGCAAGGTCAGGAGCAACAACTTCACCAACATTGAGTTCAATACCACTAGACAAGCCAATGATAAGGCTACCATCAAAATCGATACGAGCAGAGGTGACACTAATACCATCAACCCCATCCACGCCATCACGCCCATCTCGACCATCTGCGCCTTTAATGCCTTGAACGCCTTGGTTTCCGTTACGTCCATCTCTGCCATTCTTGCCATCCTTTCCATCTTTGCCGTCTTTTCCATCTTTAATGGAAGCAACACGCTTTTCAATGGCACTTCCCACTTCGTCATAGCGAGAGCGGATGTCAGATTCAATCTTTTTAAGAGCGTCAACAACAATACCGACATTCTCGCCAATACGTTGCTTTTGAATCTCTTTTGCTTGGGCGACAGAAGCCTTAATCCCATCCAAAACAGCGAGTTGCTGTTCAGGATTCATGTTTTTAAGGATTAACTCCTTGGCTAGGCTTTCAATATCCATTATTCACCCTTTGGTGGGTTTGAAGATAGTTGTCTTGTCAGTTGGTCAAGGAAGTCTTGTTCCATTCCTTGCACTTTGTTCTGTTTATCAGCCATTTGCAACTCAACAATCTTGGATTTGTTCTTGATGTCTGCTTCTTTGAGCATCAACTCCGCAATCTTAACCCTTTTATCAAACTCACGGCTTGCCGCTTCATCCTGATTAGGCAGATTCTTAGTCAAAGATGCACTCATCTTGGCTTGAACTTCTTGTGGCATCAACTGAGCCTCAACTGTCAACTTGGTAGCCTCTGCACGATTCTGTTCTGCTTGAGTAGTCTGAACTGCAATCTGTGCTTGAGCCGCTTGCAATGCCAATTGTTGCTGAACTTGCGCTAATTGTTGTGCTTGCTCGTCAGGCTGGTTCATCTTGTCCAAGGCTTGCATCAATTCGTACCTGTTAGATAGGCTTGAATTAGCCAAAATGCCCTTCAAGATGATTGGCAAGACAGGAGTGTTCGGGCCAAGCGTCTGCAACAAGCCAATAAACTGCTGTTGTTCGTACTCTCTAGCAATAATGCCAAGAGTAGCCGTAGGAATGAAGTTCATGTCCACAGAAGGATAACGCTCTGGGTCAAACTGCATGAACCTGAACGCCGCTTTCTTGATAAACGGGACTAGGAAATCTTCTTGGAAGTTAACCAATGTGCGTTTGTACTTCTTAATGATAGAAGCCACAGCCATTGACATACCGCCTTGACCGCCATCACGGGCTACATTGCTAATCATGCCTTGGGAATCAAGAGTTCCTGTTGCCTGTAACAACATACGCTCAAAGTCTCGTGCCGTAGCCAAGTTATTTGGGTCAGTTTGACCAAACTTAAAGGGCATCAAAATCTCTGAAGGTGCGCCATTTGTGAGGATTGCCTTGCCAGGCTTTATCTCAAACTTCATTCCTCGTGGGAGACGAGTCGCATCCATCGCAACCATTGGGCTAGTTGTCAGGGCGAGAGAGTCTAAGTGGCTACGAGTCTGAGCATCAATAGCCTTTTGCATATTAAACGCTTTTTCTACTGTGCCACGACCCAATAATCGGTTCGGAACTGTGTCATCCTGATAGGACAAGACAGGGCGATCCTTCATCATGTATGGGTTTTCTTCTGCTTTGAGCAGTTGACCATCATTGGCAATCACAACAATGGCTTCCACCATGTCCGTGTAGTCTTCTGCCGCTGAGTTCTCAGGGAATAACTCAACAATGTCTTCGTTTTCCTTGAGATTGTTCAAGTATTCACGAGGAACTAAGCCGTAGTAGGTCAACAACAAGACTTTTTCATCTTGGTATTGGCTAACTTCTTGGGTAGGCTCTAGGTCTGTGTCTTCACCAGTAGTGGTGATGTCTACTTTGCGGTAGATGCCCTTCTCAATGCCTTGGACAATCTTGTGGATAGAGACATACTTCTCGATAGCCACGCCCATACAGTCATCAATGCTTGTGCCATTAGGGTCAAACAAGAAGTTCT